ACTCTTATTTTAAATTTACCTTTAGCTTGTTTCTTCAAACTATCTATAGCTTGTTTTGTGTCTTCTGTGTAAGGTAGTTTTACTTGATATTTGTATTGCTTTGGTAGTAGTACAGTTTTCATTATATGATCCCTTTCATTACAGGTTTAATCCATTGTCTAACAATAGCATCACTGATACCATCATAAGTTTTACTTCTTAGCTTCCATCTATCTTTAGTTGGTGGTAGCTTGTGCATTGCTGAACCCTTGACAGGTTTGACTATTCTAGTCTTAAATAATGGTGGTAGGTTATCAAGCCAAAAACAGGTAGCTTTAGACTCCTCATGACCATGATGAAAAGGCTGTGTAAGCATATCGTAGTTACCAATGATAGCTTTAGCATACTTATGTGGTATTGGATTTTCTAAAGCTTTATATTCTACTGGAAGATCTCTTAAATCATTAAAGAAATTACAGGCATCTATCATATCAGTATATCTATCAAAGCCCCTTGATACACCATTAGACTGCTTGTCAGACCATAAGTGACATACACCACTATTAGCTAAATATGTACAGCTAGGATGGCCTATCAGCATCTTAATGTTAACCACTTGACTAAGTATATCAAAAGCTTTAAATACGTCACCCTTGATATGATAGTTTTTATGTTTTCCTTCACCATCCAATAAGTCAACACTAAAGGCCAGAATATTATTGTCTAAGCACTTGTCTCTTATTGTCCCGCTATGCTCACAAGCTATAAAGACTGCATCCTGTTTTTTCATGGTTCTACCTCTCTCAAAAGGTTTATAACAATATTAGAATTAGTATACCAGTGAGTACACCAAATAAACAAGCAAAAAGAATATCATTAATGTCTAGTTTATACATTTTGTTTATCCTTTAGTTATTTAGATCAACTAATTTATACTCACCACTATTTATCTTAGCTTGTGTTTCTTTTGTTGATTCATTTAAGAATTGGTTACGGTATTTACTAGTAGTTACGCTATAGTTCCAATAGGTTTTATCTAGGACTATTTCAAATCTATGAGAATTGAGGTCATCTTTAGTAAAAGCAGTAGTATTATTTAAGTCTGGTATCTTAGCAATGATGCTATCATAGCTTTGAAAATATGTATTCCCTTGGTCATCTTCAATAACATATTGATTAGCTACTGGTTTACCCGTTCTTCCAAGTAATGGTTTTACTTTGGTCATTGTGTTCTCCTTTGGTTAATTAAAGTTTATTACTAATAGACACATAAACTATCATATTGTGATTGTGTGTCAAGAATAATTTCCATGTTTCTCTATATTCTCTATAATACTCACCGTCTAATCGTTTACCCCAAAAATTATACATTATGTTGTCCCTTAGTTAGTTAAAGCAATTAATAAGTGACTAAATACAAAACACCAACTCATAATGCCCAATGCTCCTATAAGACTTACACCTAACATCTTGATGGTTTCCATTGTGTATCTCCTTTGTTAAATTAATTTGTTGTTTCTTCTTCTATTGTTTCGTTAATCCATCCGTTATTAATCACTTGCTGTTGTTTCTCTAAAAGTTTAAGGCTTTTAGTTATATCAGTATTATAATAAATCTTACTCCATCTAATTGCTTTTCGTATTTCTTTAAGTGTTAAATTCTTATAGTTCATTGTGTTGTCTCCGTGTTTAATTAATGTTGATGTCAATATACTAAAAAAATAAATAAAAGCAATAAACAGAAAAATAAAATGCATTCATTAACAATAATTAATGTTAGCAATAAGTCACAACCAGGCTAACTTATTGTAAACAAAAGGCTTGAGCTGATTAACATAACACACACATTGCATGGCTTGTGGTATACCATAAGTGTTATCCCTTGTTTGCCCTATGTTTAATGATAAATAAAAAAACAAATTACCACACAAGAGACACAAGCCCAACCTGTAGACAACATAATGACCACACCAGCCAGCCTAATGATGACATTGTGTCAAACTTTAAGTTTTCTTTGTGTCGCTCTAATGAATATATAAGTGTCGATGGGGGGAAATTTTGCTTTCGACTAGTGCGTATACCCCCTCAGATTTTTACTTTAAATTATCTGAGGGAGCACACATAGTTTACCTAATACGTCCTAAGTTTCACAGGTTTCTGCTTAGGTGGCTTCTTACCTACCTTAGGTTTAGGCTTAGGGTTCTTATATCCTTTAAGTTTGGGCATATTACAGTCCTTTGTGGTTCCTTATTTCACCTTTAGATGACTCATAAGGAAGTCTAGTTGATAATTTAGTTACACCTTGGTTTTTTAAGGTCATACCTCTAGTATCTTTAGGACTAGGGGTAGGATTACGGCCTCCAAGGCTTGAATTGAAGCCCCCATTGCCTACGTCTCCTGCTACCTTCTTTACTTTCATTTTCCAGCTCCTTTGTTTTAATAATTTTAGGTACTCGTTTTACTTTATGCTGCGGTTTATGAACATGATAATCTTTCTTTTCTTGTATATTCACTTGGATAAACTATGCTCCATGTGCCACATTGATTAAGAAGGGTTGGTTGATTTACAGGTATATCAATCATACCCTGAAGGAGGATATCTTCCTTTACGTCTTTCATAGGGTTCATCCCAAGGGACTGCTCCTCTTGGTTTATTTTCTTGTCTTCTGTCATACTTTCTTTTCTCTTGTTTATATTCATTTAATTCTTGTCTCAATAGCTCTATTGTTGCTTCTTTCATAATACAAGCAGTACAAGAATCAACATAATGCTTCATTAAGCTCCTCTCCCTTTAAACGGTACACAACCTAAGTTAATTTCTCTTGGTATGGGATTGTTACTATCAGTAGCCTCCTTAAAAATGGTTCGCATACGCTTAATACAGTCCTGCTCACTGTGAAAGGTTTGCCCTATCTCAGCGTGTACTACAGATATAGGATCACCCCCTAGGTGGATTATCATTAGTAACCAAAGCATTTTACCTTGCCTGAGTCCATACTGACTCGTCTATATTAGTTTCATTTACAGTATTCATAAAGTTCATTATACCATCCATAAACTCCTCTTGTTGTCGCTCTTTGTAAGCAGCGTGTTCATCTTGGGCCATTTGTTCCCACCAATACTGAACTCCCATAGCCAGAACATCAAGCCTATCGTCATACTGGAGAGACCCCTTGTCTCTCGTCAATCTAGTCATCTGGTAAAACAGTTGTCTCCTAGGTTCTTCTTTAGATTCCTCATAGTCCCTTTCTACTTCACTTCTATCAATTACAAGTCTATGTTGATTCATAACAGGCTCTAAGGCATCTATAATTCTGGCCTCCTTCTGTTTACTATGCTTGATCTCCTCAACAGTGCATCTGTGGTACTTAAAGAGGACGGGCTTAAATATCTCAGTATACATCCCGTCCCCAAAGTTAGCCTCAATTTCAACGAGATTGACTTTGTGTTTCTTAGCAATATTAGCCAACTTCGTAAGAGTGAAGTTGTCGTACCCACCTTTAAGTCCTCCTACTTCAACTACAAAGATTTTACCATGTAACATCTTAGTAACTACATAACCTGTCTCATCCTGTCCTCTACCACTAGGATCAATGTGCATAGCAGCACCAGTATAGGTAAAATAGTCCTGTGAGACGTGCATAGCCTTATAAAAATAGTCTCCAGTAAGTCCTACAGCAGGTAAATCTAGTATTTCATCCTTACCATAGAGGACTTCTCCTGGCCCTTGCTCTGTACTTAATGGTATTACAATTAAATCTTTAAGTTTCAATGGGAATCTCTGGTCATCTTCACCAGAAGTATCCAACATAAACTGTAGTGCAAACCCTGATTTACCATAGGAAGCTTCTCGTTCAGATAGATCAAGGCTATCAAACCTCAATGGGTCTGTAGGCTCCTGAGCTTCGATCTGAAGCTTCTTTATAAAAGGCGATAGTCGGTGTGCATAGAACTCTTTTAAGCGATTGTCGGGCATCCTAGCGGGCCATATGCGACATTCATAGCCTCTATCTTGTAATCCTGCATATAATGACTCTTCAACCTGTGGAGTACCAAGGTAGATAATACGTCCTACCTTAGGCATCACCACAGCATCGAATTCTTTTACTACTTCGCCCAATTTGTCTCTCATTACTTGGGTTAAAGCATTGGATAATACTTCAACATCATCAGCAATGATAAAGTGAGCACGAGACCCTACAATCTGTCCAGTGATACCTACAGACTTAACTGAAGGTGCGTGAGCAGCTCTACTTGGGGCTACATCAAAGGCAACATTAGAGTTTCTTTGTTCTTCTCTTGCCCTGAGATGCTGTAAGATAGGCATCTCGTGTATGATACGTTTAGTAAAAGTAGAGAAATCGTCTGCCCTTTGTTTAGATGCAGATATAACTAGAAACTTTAGTTGTGGATCAACCAGTAACTTCCATACAACAAAAGCAGAAGTAATCCAAGATTTACCAACACCTCTGAAGGCTTGTATAATAAGTCTCTTAGGCCCTTCTTGGAGATACTCAGCGATGTCGTATTGTATAGGAGTAGGAGGAGGTAGAGCAAGGTGCTTCCAAGCAATGTAAAGAAAATTACGGAAGTCACTTTTAATTAGTTCTAGTTGATCTACTTGGTGTTTCATCAAACGGTAACTCCTCTACTAATCCTTTTATGTCTTCATTATTAGCACCAAGGCACTCAATATTATTGTCTCGTAGAAACTGCCTTGCAACATTAAGGACTGATGCAGGAGCTGATACTTGTTCAATAGTTCCATCTTTAGATACCGTAGTTACACCGTTAAGAAGTTGGTCTTTAAGTGTTCTAGCGATAATACCATGTAGATCACCAAGGTCTTTAACAGTTCCATTACTCATTATTTACATACCTCTTTATAGAGATCATTATTTCTAGCTATCTTAGCTAAATCTTTTACTACTACACCAGTAGGTTTATTCTTAGTTATCCACTCTTTAGTCTCAGCACTAAGTTGTACTGGCTCATACCACAGACATTCTTTAGAGTAGTATGAGTCAGCATTGTATAGTCCTAATCCAAAGTTAGCTGCTGGTGCAGCCATTTCTGATAATAAACTACAGCCCGTTAAGGACATCAGTAACACCAGTGCGATCTTTAACTTCAGCTTTTGCTTTATCCAGTTCATCTTCTACTTCTTGTAATGCAGCCATCCCTTTAGGATGATTGACGTTATTAAAGATGTTACCAGCTAACCAGTTAAAGATAGGCCAAAGTTTACCTAAGACAGGTATTTTATTAACAAACCTGTCAGGCATAGCTCCAGTTAGAGCTGTAAACATTAGTACTACTTCTCCTACTATCTGGAACCAACTTTGGTTCATAAACATTTCCATTCTGTTTCTCCTTAATTACATGGTGTACAAACATAGTATGCTAAACACCATCCTGCTATTACCATCATTGCCATAGTCCAAGGAAACCTATTTAATACATCCATATTAGTCACAATTTCTATCCATTATGTGTACATTAATAATTAGAGATAATGGAATACTACCATATCCCTTGTATTTTCCTGCCTCACTCATATCCTTATTATATCCTATAACTAGATGATCATTAGATACACCCATAAGAAAACCACAGGACTCATAGATAGCCCTTTGTATATCTAAGTC